CAAATAATCACATTAGGTTTATGACCTTACATGAGATTTGCAACTTTGACTCTCCTGTAGTAGACATTAGAGTCAGTTGTGATGACGCCAGGATCGACATCACTGGAACCCTTAGCGAATGGGTTAGCAACCATACCATAACGAGTCTTAAACCCGATTTTTGGCTGGAAGGTGTTCTCACCAACGGCACGAACCATTTGGAGAGGAACATATGGGCAGTAGAAGAGACCTGCATCATAAGGCGAAGAACCCTTATAACCAACAACATAGTATTGGTTAGGAGCTACGTTTGCCGAATATGGGTCAATGTAGACTCTGTACTTACCTTGAAGAACTCCGGCAAAGGTATTGCCAGTGTCATCAACATTCAGGTTAGCATTAAGTGCAGGGGTGTAATCGAGAACACCAGCCATTGCAAGTGCCGAAGCAACATCAGCAGAGCAAACGATGGTGTTACCCTTCCCTCTACGAGTTTGCTGTGCGATAGCGTTAGCATCACGCTCGATCTGGAAGATAAGACCCTTGAACTTCTCAACTGACCAACGACCGTTGGAGTCAACATCAAGGTCAAAAGTACCAGCAGTAGCAGTATTTGCCTGAGCGCCAGCCTTAGCACTCTTATAGATGGTTCTGATGACTTCACGGTTGATTTCAGCAAGAATCTCAGTTGAGAGAATGTTTGCCAATTCAGCTTCTGCATTCAAACCATGAATTGCTTTCAGGTCTTGTGCGAGTTCAAGCGAGTACTCAGCTTTTAGAGCTCTTGACTTGGCAGTAACGGTGACTTTCTCGATTGAGAATGCCATCTCATTGAATGCCGAACTAGCACCACCAAGACCTTCAGAGTCTCCGGTATGCATACCGGTAGAAACGTTGTAGGTTCCTGCAGGACTATCGTTAAGAACACTTGGGTTAGTACCTGACTGAGCAGCAGTAGTACCGAAACCGACATTACCCGATGGAAGAGTTCCTTCAGCATTCTGAGCAGAGAATCTAGTATCTGCTTCGTTATAGAATGCTTCAGTTCCACTTTGGGTGGTGTAACGTGAACGCATTGCGAAAATGAGTCCGGTAGGACCGTTCATTGGTTGAACGCCACACAGATCATAAGCGATCAGATTAGGCATTGAACGTCTGATTAGTGAAATCAGAACGGGGTCGAAACCTGCTACAGGGCTCGAAGCGGTTCCGCCGAAGCCTCCAGAAGTTCCGGCAGAGTTTCCACTGTTAGTTGGAGATTCGTAAAGAAACTCACGCTCTTCGCGGAGTTCTCTTTCTTGGTTTTCTAGCAGGATAGCGGTTACAGATCTACGATGTGCATCTTTGATCTGATCCATTCCGGAATAGTCCAGAATTGGCGCCCACTTCTCCTGCAAATGTTCTGCATTGTACATTTGCATTTGTTTTACCTATTTGAAGTTTTTGTTTGATTGTTTATAATTTAAAAATCAAATTTTAGCGACTCTTCCTAAAGTCTGAAGATATGATGCCATTCTTCCATCAACTTGTGGTTGTTGGGTCTGGATATCAGTACTTTCAGATAAAGTTTCGGAGTCATCTCTTTGAGTACCAGTATTTGTTGGGAAATACGATTCCCTCAGAGTTACTAGTTTCTCACGATAGTTTGCTTCACTATCAAACTCAACATTTTCGGCAAGAGAAGCGAGTTTGTCCTTCTGAGAAAGTGCAAGACCCTCAGCGACATCTGCAAAGATTACATCAGCAACCGACTCTGCTAATCTTCTATTCAGAGCAACATTCTTTTCGATTTGCTCGTTGAGTTTTCCTTCCATTTCATCAAGTTTATCTACCATACTCTCGATAACATCATATCTATCTTCAGGAACAGTTACATAATGATCTTCAAAAAGTTGTTTCATTCCAGCAAGGAATGATTCAGTCATTTCAGTCTTAAGACCGTGCTCAACTGCGAGTGCATTTTCAGCAATCCACTCATCAGCAACATACTCAAGGTATGCATCTACACGATCAGTAAGACTTTCTTTAATTGCCTGAATCTCTTCTACGAGAGTTGCCTCATAGGCAGATTCAAGATCTTCTTTGATTTCGGCAACCTTTGAACGGATTGCTGCCTCAAAGATGGTACGTGCTTTCTCTTGGAATTCCTCAGAAAGTTCTTCACCTGCAAGGAGAGCATTGACATCTTCCTCAATGTCAAACTCTTCCATTACCTCATCTTCTTCATCATCTTCATCTTCATCTTTTTCGTGACCCTTACCTTCTTTCTTTTCACCCTTTTCTGGTTTGCCTTCTTTATGGGGTGCCTCACCAGGATCTTCTTTTTTCTCTGCCTCAGCAATTAAATCCTCTTCATCCTCGTCTTCAGTCTCTTCTTTCATACCCTGACCAGGAGTTACTACGGGAGTTGCTGAAGAATGAGGAGATTCTGCTGCGGATGCCTTAGCATTTACAACATCTCTAACTTGAGCAAGAGTTGCTCCAGGAGTTTTGAGTGCTGATGAATCGTCATCTGGACGATAATTTTCGGGTGTAGGACCGCCTAAATCTTCCCAAGCACCAGTTTGTCCTGGAGTAATAGATCCAGTACCAGTTTGCATTGGTTCGGCAGGTGCTGCCCCTTTGGTTACTACGTTTTCCATTTCTTGTAAATCTTTACCAACGGACATTTGTTTTGATTGTGTTATAATCTATATTTATTTATAATTTATAGATTTGCGAGGAAATCTTGAAATAGTTGAACTTTATGTTCTTGAAAAGTTTTTTCATCTACAAGAGTATTAATTCTACGTTTTGTAGATTCGACAAGTTTTTCACGAAGAATACCTCCTTCCCAAATCCACTCCTTTCCTTCAAATATTCCCTGAACAAAAGCATCAGGAGCAGAAGGATCAGCAACAATATCTGCCGCTGTAGCGAGCATAAAGTCTTCACCGACAATTTTATGACCCTCATTGGTCATCTTGAGTGAACCTACACCACGAGAAGAAACGCCTAAACAAACTCCAGATTCTAAAAGTGATTTTGCAATCTTACCCATAGGAGTTTCAAGAAGTTGCGCCTTACCTCTAAAATTTGTTCCCTCACAAGTAAGAGAAACAATCTTATGAGAAACACGATCAAGATTGACGGTAGGACCATCAGGATGACCTAGTTCTCCAAGAGCACGACCTTTATTAATAAATGCCTCAGTATATCTCTTCACCTCACGGGAAAGAGTTTCCATAGGATACATTCTTCCATTGCGATTACAAATATCTCCTTGAAGGAAAATACCCTCAATAAACATATTTGTTTTATTACCTACTTTTTCGGTAATAAATTCGACTTGTGAGACTTCTTCTGTGATGAGTTTCATTTTTATTCGGAAACTAATTGGACTACTTCTGCGATGCTTACATTTGTTCCTGCACTATCTGCAAGTGCTGCTACTTTTACACTTCTAGAAACGGTTGAATTTGTAACTGTTATTACACCAACTATTGATGAAGTGTCGGCTGCAATTGTAATGGAAGAATCTGTTAATGCTGTAATTTCTCTATGTACTGTATTAATACCAACTGGTTCTGCACCCTCAATTGTCACATAATCTCCAAGAATAAAAGGATTCCCGGCATTTTCTGAAAACGTAACAACTGTTGTTGCCCCAGTTGTAATACCCGCAACTTTTTGTTTCGCAATTCTTTCTTTCAAAACTTCCGTACCATATGGTGGAATATGAAAAGAATCGGTTGTTACGATGGGATTTGCACCAGTTTCGAAATAAATGGCAGTTAATCCAGTAGAAACTCTAATGTATCCAGCTTTCAATGCAATAGGGTTACTAGTTGCAG